AGTTGCAGGAAAAGTGGGCACCCCTTCTAAACGCTGAAGGATGCGATAAGATCCAAGATTCTCATCGTAGAGCTGTCACCGCTGTCCTGCTCGAAAACCAAGAAAAATTTATGCGTGAGCAGTCTGCCTTCGATCAAGGCGGAATGCTTACCGAGCAACCAACGAACCAAGTAGGCAACGGTGGATTCACCGGTTCCTCTGCTGCTGCAGGTCCTACTGCTGGTTTCGACCCCGTTCTGATCTCCTTGATCAGACGCTCTATGCCTAACCTGGTCGCATATGACCTCGCAGGCGTTCAACCCATGAGCGGACCTACTGGACTCATCTTCGCGATGCGCTCCCGTAAGACCGATCAGTCTGGAAGCGAGACCTTCTTCGATGAAGTCGATACCGCATTCTCTGGACAACCCGCAGGACTTAACAACGCAAACGGATTCTCCGACGTTGCTGCTGGTATGGGTACTACCAGTCAGTCTGGTACTAATCCTAGTGTCCTGAACCCAACTGGTTCCGCTACCTCTACTGCCTACGATGTAGGTCAGGGTATGCGTACCGATACTGCTGAAGCACTTGACGGAACTGGTGCAACAGCATTCAACCAGATGGCATTCTCGATCGAGAAAGTCACCGTAACCGCCAAGTCAAGAGCTCTGAAAGCAGAGTACTCCTTGGAACTGGCACAAGACCTTAAGGCAATCCACGGTCTTAACGCTGAAGCAGAACTTGCTAACATCCTCTCTACTGAAATCCTTGCGGAAATCAACAGAGAAGTCATCAGAACCATCTATAAGGTTGCTGAGCAAGGTGCTGCTACCAACGTTGCAACCCAAGGTGAGTTTGACCTTGACATCGACTCAAACGGACGTTGGTCTGTTGAGAAGTTTAAGGGTCTTCTGTTCCAAATCGAGAGAGATGCAAACCGCATCGCCCAAAGAACTCGTAGAGGAAAGGGCAACATCATCATGTGTTCTGCTGACGTTGCGTCTGCACTGACCATGGCTGGTGTGCTCGACTACACCCCCGCACTCAACGCTAACCTTAACGTTGATGACACGGGTAACACCTTCGCTGGTGTTCTGCAAGGTAAGTATCGTGTCTATATCGATCCTTATTCTGCAAACTCTGCTGCTAACCAGTACTACGTTGTTGGTTACAAGGGTACTTCCCCTTATGACGCAGGTCTGTTCTATTGCCCTTACGTTCCCCTCCAAATGGTTCGTGCTGTTGGAGAGAACTCCTTCCAGCCCAAAATTGGCTTCAAGACTCGTTATGGTCTTGTTTCCAACCCATTCGCAGAAGGAACCACTCAGGGACTTGGACGCCTCCGCGTCAACAGCAACCGCTACTATCAGCGCGTTACTGTCAAGAACCTCATGTGATCCGTATTCACATATACATACTGGAGGGTCTTCGGACCCTCTTTTTTTATGCTAAATAAAAATATAGAAAACTATTAAAAATGGCATATCACATTAAGAAACCTAGTTTAATTAATTCCAGCATAAACGTCTATTACACTGGTAACAGGAGATGGACTGATGATTTTTCTGAGAGAAAAATCTATGCAAATGATCCTTCAGGTGACATGACTAACTCTGATGGAAAAAATGGTGGATGGACAGATGCTACTGTTGTTAGCGAATAATAATGCCTGATACTTCATCGAGACAAATTGAGAATAGAAATTTTCTATCTCCAACAGGATTTAAGTTTCTCCTGAAAAGAAGTCCTCAAGTCGCCTTTTTTTGCAATCAAGCAAACATCCCATCAATGGATATGGGAACAGCAACACAGGCAACTTACCTGAGAGATCTTGATATTCCAGGAGACAAAGTTCAGTTTGGAGATTTGACAATTCGATTCTTGGTCGATGAAGATCTTGGTAATTTTATGGAAATCCAGAAATGGATACGTGGATTAGGATATCCTGAATCTGAAAAAGATATTATAAATCTTCAAAAACTTGGACCAGGTGATGTTGGTGGAGGATACGCAAACGAAGGATTGAATATCTATTCAGATGCTACTCTTCAAATTTTGAGTAATAATTTAATTCCTAAGTTTCAAGTTTTTTTTAAAGATGTATTTCCAACTTCCCTTTCAACTGTTACTTTCGATGCAACTGATACAGATATCGAATACTTTACAGCAGAGGTAAGTTTCAAGTATACTATGTACAATATAGTTGATATGAGTAATCGTCCTTTATGATCGATCTTGATAAACTTCAAGAGATTTGGGAAAAAGATTCAAAAATTGATAGAGACAATCTACATGAAGAATCTTTAGGAATTCCTTCTCTCCATGCGAAGTATTTTGAAATGTATAACACTATCTTTCTAATGAGAAAGAAAGCAGAGCAACAAAGAAAGAATATCAGACATGAACGATATGAATACTTCAGTGGTAAAGCTGACCCTGATGTTTACGTAGATAATCCTTTTCCCAAAAAAATTCGTGATAAAGATACCATGCAGAAGTATCTTGACGCTGATGAAAAATTATCTACAGTATGCCTAAAGATAGATTATTATGATACGATGCTTGTCTATATTGAAAGTATATTAAAGCAGATAACTAATAGAACCTATCAAATCAAAAACGCAATAGAGTTTATGAGATTCAACGCAGGATTAGGTTGATGGAAGAAGAAGAGGATTATTATCGCTTAGAATTGCCAATAGAAGCAGTTCGTATTATTCACACAGGTCTTTCTCAGGCATGTGTGAAGTGGTCAGGCGGAGATCCTATGGAACAAGAAAACCTTTTGGCTATGCGAGATCATTTCTATAGAATAATGTTAGAACATAGGTTCAGTAATATGTAATAAATATTCGTAGATGAATGGGTCTACGTGATTGATACGACTGCCAATCTTGTTATATCTAAATCAAACGAAGTATTTTTAAAGATTAATACAGAACCTCATATAGAATACGAACTTAGAGACCACTTTAAGTTTGAGGTTCCGAATGCAAAATTTATGCCGCAATATCGTGGAAGGAATTGGAACGGAGAGATTCACCTTTACGATATGCGATCCAAACAGATCTATGTTGGTTTGTTAGATAAGATTGTATCTTTCTGTGAGAACTATGGATATAGTTATAAGTTTGAAGATAATAAATTCTATGGCACTCCATATGAGGAGAATGATCGTATCTCGATGGAGGGTGTCAAAGATTATATGAATTCTATTTGTTCTCACACTCCTCGCAAATACCAAGTTGAGGGAGTATACGGAGCTCTAAAGCACAATAGAAAGCTATTGATAAGCCCCACTGCTTCTGGCAAATCATTGATGATTTATTCTCTCGTAAGATACTACGTTGACCGAGGAGAAAAAATCCTTTTAGTTGTTCCCACGACATCTCTTGTAGAGCAGATGTACAAGGATTTTGTTGATTATGGTTGGGATGCTGATTCATATTGTCACCGTATCTATTCTGGTAGAGAAAAAAGTAATGAAGCTCCAGTGACAATTACAACTTGGCAATCTGTTTACAAACTAGAGAGATCTTTCTTTGAAGACTATGGTGTCATTATAGGCGATGAAGCACATTTATTCAAGTCTAAATCATTGATTAATATCATGACTAAGCTGCATCATGCTAAGTATAGATTTGGATTCACTGGTACTTTAGATGGCACACAGACGCATAAGTGGGTCTTAGAGGGATTGTTTGGACCATCATATAAAGTAACAAGAACTGATGAGTTGATGAGACAGGGACATCTTTCACAACTTGATATTCAGTGTCTTGTTCTTAAGCACAAACCACAAACGTTTGAGACTTATAATGATGAGATTGAATATCTTATCTCTCATGAACAGAGAAACCGTTTCATTAAAAATCTTGCGCTAGACCTTAAAGGGAACACTCTTATTCTTTTCGCAAGAGTAGAAGCACATGGACAGGTTCTCTACAATGAGATAAATAATAACAAGCGAGATGACCGCAAGGTATTTTTTGTACATGGTGGAGTAGATGCAGAAGAAAGAGAACAAGTACGAGAAATAACCGAAAAAGAAAACAACGCTATCATTGTTGCTTCTTATGGAACTTTTAGTACAGGTATCAATATTAAAAAACTCCATAATGTTATCTTTGCCTCTCCAAGTAAGTCCAGAATCCGCAATCTTCAAAGTATTGGACGAGTTCTTAGAAAAGGAAAAGACAAAGTAAAAGCAACTCTGTATGATATTGCAGATGATTGTACAACTAAGTCCAGACGAAATTACACACTTAATCATTTCATAGAAAGAATTAAAACATATAATGAGGAAAACTTTAACTATGAGATAATCACTATTCAACTAAAGGTATGATAGAAGACGATTTTTACGCAACACTAAAATTAAAATCAGGTGAAGAAATCTTTGCCAAGGTAGCCGCATCTGAAGAAGATGATAGAACAATGCTTTTGGTTTCCAATCCAATCATTGTCGGTGAAATTAAAAGTAAAATAGGAACAGTTGGATATAAAATAGAACCTTGGTTGAAAACAACAACTGAGGATATGTTTATCTTAAATATGAATGACGTTCTTACTATGTCTGAATCGTCTGATGTAGAAATGATTATGATGTATCAAGATTATGTTAGATCATCTAATAAACTTCCTAGCGATAATCAATCCAAACTAGATCGTAAAATGGGTCGTCTAGGTAATGTAAATGATGTAAAAGAGA